GCCATTGCTGAGTCCGCGGTAACTGCTGAGACCGCTGCGTCATCCATCAATATGGAGTCTGTGCAGTACGTCTACCCAGGCGTGCAGCAGACGGATTCCGTTGGTAATCTGGTTACCAAGCGAGGCGCTGCCTTCGCTGCACAGATTGCTGGTATCCGCGCTTCCCTGCCGTTGGGCCAGGGTATGACATTCTATCCCGTACAGGAGGTTATTGGTCTGGAGACCAAGTCGAAGGGAAGTACGATCGACCTTCTCATCCAGAATGGTGTTACCGTCATTGGCAAGGCAGGGCTGAACTACCATGTGGTCAAAGGTGTGACAACGTTGGTGGTGCCTGGTCGTGCTCTTGATGGAAACTACATTCCTCAGGGTTTCAAGAAGGTATCCATCGTCAATACCTGCGATGCCATTGCAGCAGCTATCGAGCTGGCTGCCAGAACCAACTACATCGGGAAAGTCCCCAACGACACGGATGGTCAGAATGCCATAGTTGGTGTGGTGCGCGACTTTCTGCGTGTGATGGCCGGACAACGTGCCATCCGCAATAACTACACGGTAGGTCTCAGCGAAACCCGTGAGTCAGAAGGAGAGCGACTATACCTTGACATTTCGATGACGGTGGTTGATACGATCGACGTTATCCTTGTCACTGTGAAGGTTGGGGCATAAACGATGGCTCTAAATCCAGACCGTACTATCAATGGTTCCTACGGAGAGCTGTTCATCGATGGGACGTGGCAGACCCAGGTACAGCGCGTAGAGGGCCGAATCACAATCAACCGTCGTGAAGTGCGTCTTGCTGGCGCGCGTCAAACGGGTTACAAGGCGACTGGCACAGCAGGTGATGGTACCATCACAGGCTTCAAAGTCACCAGCTACTTCCTGCGCACAATTGGTGCATACCAGAGACACAGCCGCAGCCGACAGATCCCAGCGCTAATCCGCTACGAGTTGGACGACCCGGAAGCGTTTGGTGCTGAGGTAGTCGAGCTTATCGGCGTCAAGTTCTGGGAAATCCCGATTGGCTTCCAAGTTGATGAACTGGTGGAAGAAGCTATTCCGTTCACGTTCATCAACCACAACATGCTTTCCTGCATCGACGGTAACCTGCAAGAGTGGGAAACCGAAGGTTCGGACTGCACCTAACCTAGGAGTAATAGCGGGCATGACCGATTCAACAGTACAAGCAACAGATGTTCGCACACCGATGCGTCGTATCACCAAGCCTGATACTCTTGTGGAGCTTACGGAGGCAGAAGTCGAGCGAGAGTATCATGGGGAGCCAGTAGATGCCCTAGAGGAACTACTGGCTTACGACTCGGACAAGAAATTCACTGACGAACTGGACATGAGCCAGTATGGGTTCAAAGCGCCATGGACCATCCAGAACCTTACTGGCCCAGAACATTCTCAGCTAATCGAACGTTCCAGCCGTGTGGTAAAAAACACGGGCGCAGGAACCCTCCAGAAGCAAATGGACGGCCAGAAGTTCCAGGCTTTGGTGGTGGCCTATGGTGTAAAAACACCTGATCACAAGAACTCCAAGATTATGCGGAAATACAACATGCGTTCGACGCAGGAAGACCGCTTGATATTGGAGATCTACAAGAACCAGCCTGGTTTGATGCTGTATGTGTCAAACGCCGTGCTAGAACTGAGTGGGTTCCACGAAGATCTCGTGGAGGTTGCCAAAAGCACTGATTGAGGGTCATCCCGAGACCAATCTTCTGGCGAGGATCTTCATTGAAACAGGCAGATTCCCCCGTGAAGTCTACGACTTACCGCGTGGTGAGCGTGCGCTCATTTATGCTGCCATGATCACTGGCGGTAAGTTCAAGGGCGGAACCGGTCCGGCGGCATCTGCCAAGAACGTAAAGACGATGTTGGCTAAGGTTAGAGCAGCAAAGGGGTTACCTGATGGCAGTTCGTAGGATTGTAGCTGCTATTGATGTCGTCATCAATGGGCAACGCAACCTAGATCGTCTTGCCGAGGGATACCTTGCTGTAGAACGGACGATGATCCGGGCCACTACCGCTATGGGTAGGACCACGGCTGCGACTACCGCTGCGGGCAGAGCCTTCCAGGCTATGACCAGCCCGATGCGTACTGTCGCAACTGGTTTCAACAGCTTAGTCACATCGATCGAAAAAGGTAGAGCCGCGTTAGATAGTCATGGTAAGACTACGCGCGGCTTTACAGATAACATCGTATCTTTGACCAAGTCTATGCTCTTGTTCTCTGTATTACTGCCTCTTGTGCAGATGCCGCAGAGAGCAATTGAGTCTTTTGCTGACTTTGTCAAAGTAGGTGCCGCTTGGCAGGACCAGATGCGTGTTTCCAACGCATTGTTGGGCCTCAACGAGCAGCAGTTCAAGAACTATAATATACAGGTCCAAGAGATGGCTATTCGCAATGGGGTAGCCACGGACTCAATGAAGGATCTGCTACAGATGGCGGCATCTAGTGTGTCTGCCATCAAGCCAGAAGCCCAAGCCTTGAAGGACATGGGTAAATCTGCGTATGACGCTAGTGTTGCGCTTGAGCTTGCGAACCAATCTGCACGCATTGCTCGCGCCACCGGCACAGACGCCGCTGAGTCTACCACTACGTTGATTCAGGTCATGTCCACTTACGGTCTGACGATGAAAAACGTAGCGGATGTATCTGACTCCTTGTTTGCCATTACCGACGTTGGTACGGTAAGGTTCCAAGAGCTGGAAGCCACGCTGCCACGTGTTACTGCCGCAATGGGGCCTCTGATTCAGCGGTATGACACTGCTGATGACAAGATGAAGGTTATGAATGAGTCTTTCGCTGCCTTTGCGGCAATGACTCAGACGATGCCAGCAGAACAGGCAGCTACATCGTTTGCTAACATCTTCAAAGATGTCAACCAGATGACTGGTAAGCAGAAAGAACTGGTACAGTCCTGGGAGAAAATTAGGAAGCAGCAGGGCATGGGTGAAGACATGAGCCTCATGCCTGAGAACCTGCTAAACCAGGGGCCACTGCAAACACTGGTCCAGATGCGTAAGATCTTCGATATCCATGGGCCAATGGTCGATGCTTACGTAAAGAATCAGCGTCGGCTAGGTAACGCGGCAGAGGAAGGTGCTCTTCGTACAACTGGACAAGCCCAATTGATGGGTTCGTACTTCGAAGACATGCGAGCTGTACGTGGCTTCCAGAATACTTCTGTTGAGCAGCTGCAAAGAGCACAGACTGATTTTGAACAAAGCAGAAATGGTGCTGTTGATCGTGGTTTGGGCCAAAGAGATAAAAGCTTCTTAGATGCCCAAAACAGATTTGGTGTTTCTGTTACTGCCCTGAAGACCTCGTTGTTCCAGTCAATAGAAGAACCTATGACTACGGGCATCAATCCGATCACGGAGATGTTCGGAAACCTGGTCAAGGATGCAAACTTCCAGGGCGCTGATTTCCTGGGTAAGTTGCGCATCCTGGGCGACACCATGATGACACAGTTCACCACTTACTTCAGGTCTGGTGGCAAGGGTCAAATCCAGACGGTTGGTAGGGACATTGGTCTCTTCCTTGGTGAGTCTATCACAGCGTTCTTCAAGGGTGGTAAGGACAACGTACTGGTAGAAGCCGCTAGTGCATTTTCGGAAGCATTTGTCTCAGGTATTGGGCAGACGCTTCCTGAGATGCTCAAGGCGATGCTTACCAGTAAGATCACCCAGGCTGTGGTGGAAGCTGTTTCTCTCAGATACATCACCAAGGCATTTATGCCCAATAATGTCAGTCGTGCTGTATCTGTTGGTGTGCCTGCTATTACTATGGCAGCTAGTCAGGGTGATGGTCTTGCATCTTATGCTCTACCCGCTCTAGGTGCGGTTGCTACTGGTGCTGCGGTGTTTGCTGCGGCTAGACGTGGTAAAGCTGCACCAGTCTTTGGTAGTGGCTTCAATGCTGGATATGGTCAGGTCCACAGTATAAATGATCTTGGAGCTACTGTAGATCTAGCAGCCGCAGCGCAGGCAGGAGCTGGTAGAGCAGGTAGGTCATTTCCTGGTGTCGGCACAACGCTTGGTAGACTAGGCAAACTAGGTGGTAGTAGCCTCCTAACTGGTGCTGTTATGGCACTGCCTGATATCCTTGCCGCTAAGAATGATAGAGAGCGATGGGAAGCCATCGGTGGTGGCATTGGTGGTGTTGGTGGTGCTGCTCTTGGTGGACTGGCGGGTGGTGGTGTCCTGAGTCCCATCCTGGGTCTTATTGGTGGTATGGCTGGTGGTACCGCTGGTAGATGGGCTGGTGGTAAACTCTGGGAGCACTTCAATCCTGCTACTGGTGCTGGTCCTGGCACTGATACTGCAAACCAGATGGATGTCCCAGAACGCGTCGCAATGGCAGAGATGTTTGCCACTGGCTTTGACAGTAGCCTTGCGGTTCCACTGCTAACCCAGATCCGAGACATACTTGGTCGTGGTGGCGTTGGCACAAGCGGCGTCGTTAGTGTTGCATCTACATCTACTGGTGGTGGAAAGGGTCCACCAGCAGATACTCCTACAAATGGTGGCGCACTTTCAGCTAACTTTGTAAACCAGATGGACAAAGCGCAGCTGACTCCTTCACAAGCATCTGCGGCTTGTGGCCCTGCTGCGGCTGCGTTCTTTGCCAAGGCATACGGACGTAACCCAACCCTGAAGGAAGCTTATGCTCTGGTAACCCAGATCCAAGGTAGTGACCCATCTGGCCCCAACGGTACCAGAGGTGTTGGTGTTCTTGGTTCTGCACTTGAGAGTCTTGGTGTACCAAACGAGACCAGTTCTACTATTGACTGGGGTCGTCTAGCCAACGATGCACAGAACGGTACGCCAGGTATCGTCAATATCGGACCGCGTGGTAAGTTCCCAGGCCACTTCTTCCAGATTGGCGGTTGGGATCCGACTACCAACAAATTCAATGTAGGTTCGTCTGGTACTGTGCTGGCTGGCGGCAAGGACTGGATGACACCAGAAGAGATGCTGGCGCTTGGACCTGCACAAGGTGCTGTCTATGGTGGTGTTGGTGGAAAGGGTCCAGGAGTA